GGCCCCCCATGTCTACACGAAAGATTTACTCTCCAACCTTCTACCCTTTATTACAGCATAAATGGTTCTCAATTACATCCGTGATTACTTACACGAAGCACAACTTCGCATCAAGAAAGAATGGCAATCATTCCAATCATCTCACGAAACCACTGGCTACTCCGACCAACGTCCCACTGACTACGATCTCCGCCGATATTACGACTCTGCTCGAAATTATGACGCCGAAAAACATCGCACTTCAGAATATGAACACAACTTCTCCCAAACATATGAACGCTACACCCAAGCGAACATTGACCGCAACGAACCCTTTGAATTCTACCGTCATCTAGACGATAATGAAATTCCTACCAACAGATTTCCACAACCTGGCATTACTGTTCTCCCCTACCGTTACCACACTGGACAAATCGTTTACACCACTGAATACCTTCCTGAATCTGGATTTGAACTCCACCCTCTTATCAAGTATCTTCTCGACCGCAAATACTCTCACTACAAACCGTACACTGATAAATACTGCCGCCCACTTGGCACTACAGACGCTACCTTTACCGATTTCAACCGAGAACAAATCACTATCCCACCACTTAATCCACAACGCAAAGACCTTGTACTTACACTCGTCAAACGCATTCTCAATGGATTACCCTACCTACCACTTCACTTTGTTGACACCCGATTCTGCAACACTCCAAAATCTACAGGCACTGGATATTTCCAACGCTTCTCAACATTCTTCCGAACCCACGCTTACTACGCACGAAACTCAACATACGCACTCCGTCCTACATCAAAAGGATACTTCTTCAACACCGTATATGAATTCTCACGAACCTGGATGCACCACATCAAGGAACATGGCTTTCCCTTCGTCCCATCAGATAACTCATCTGACAACATTAGACAACTACGTCTTTTCTTTACTAAGCACGTTACTATGCTATTTACTCGCAACCACATCTCCGACAGAGATGGAAACCTCAAACAACGTCCTGTTTACGCAGCTGATGACTTCTTCATCATGTGTGAATTAATGACAACGTTTCCACTCCATGTCATGGCCCGATACCCTATCAATGGTATCAAGTCTGCAATCATGTATAGCTTCGAAACTATCAGAGGATCCAACACTATTTGGACTCACTCGCTCAATCATTTCGATCCTTCTTTACAATAGATTGGTCTTCATTTGATCAACGCGTTCCACGCTTAATCACTGACCTTTTCTTTACTGATTACCTCCGCAGTCTACTCATCATCAACCACGGCTACCAACCCACTTACGAGTATCCCACCTACCCTGATCTAACTGAACACGATCTTTACCATCGCATGTCTAATTTACTCAATTTCATGCATACCTGGTATAATAATATGGTCTTCGTCACTGCTGACGGATTCGCATACCTACGATCAACCGCAGGCGTACCTTCTGGTATTTTAAATACTCAGTACATTGATTCATTCGCTAACGCTTTCCTCCTCGTCGATGGACTTCTAGAATATGGCTACTCAGCCTCACAAATTCTCGAAATCACCTTCTTCATCTTAGGAGACGACAACTCTGGCTTTACACATCTAAGTCACCTGGAATTATACAATTTCCTTGAATTCTTTGAACAATACGCTCTCACTCGCTACAACATGGTCTTATCTAAGACCAAATCAGTTATTACAATCATGCGCAACCGTATAGAGACACTCTCTTACACATGCAACTTTGGCAAACCCCGCCGCCCATTAGGCAAACTAGTCGCCCAACTATGTTATCCTGAACACGGCCCCAAAGATAAATACATGTCTGCCCGCGCAATAGGCATCGCTTACGCAGCTGCTGGAATGGACCCCGAATTCCATGAATTCTGTTATGATATCTATCATACCTTCCTACCTTATGCAGCACCTATTAATGATCATACTCTCGATATGGCCCAGAAACATCTTCCTGGCTATTTCCGAGTCTTAGACTCACTATCTGCCGAAATTCCATTCGACCACTTCCCAACAATAGAAGAAGTACTACACAAGTACTCTTCCTGGCAAGGCTATCTCAAGCCTGAACCAAAATGGAACTCAGCTCACTTTGTGAATCTACCTCACATCATCCCACCGGATGCAAAAACAATGACCGACTACGAACTTGAACACAAGCTCGCACGCCCTACAGTTATTGATTGCTTCCAAGACCCTACACTCGTTTAATTTTACGATTTTCGTTTGTTTTGTCTTTATTTCTTTTAGTCTCATGACTTTTTAGTTAATTAAACCTAAAATCAAACATAAAAACAAATAAAAAC